CTAAACTTTCACAAATATCGAAAGCAAGGCAGGGCGAAGAATGGTATTTAAAGCCTCACGCTGAGAAAGATTTTTGGCAATGGATAAATAGCTGGAGCATATCTTGTAAAAAGCCTTCCGACTTAGGTTATTCGGATAGATTACACACCTTGCCCGAATTAAACGAAATACAAACTATAATACGAAATACAACCCCGTTAGCTATTAATGGACAAATGAGCATGTTTACAATGCCAGCAACAGGCTTCGCAGAAATAAAAGCCGAAGTAAGGTCGACTATTAAAGAGCGTTGCGAAATGGCTTATAATAAAGCTCTATTGCATCCTTGCTCCGTTTATTGGGTTAACCTAAACGACGAAGCCGCATTAATATCTCAGTTAGATAAAACAGCCGTAGAGGTTAAAGGGGCAATGAACATAGATAAAAAAGAAGAAATACTTTTAGCCTTTTCAAACGGCGAGATAAAAAAGCTAATTACTAAAACATCGATAACGGCTTTCGGGCTTAACTGGCAGCATTGCAATCATACTACCTATTTTCCAACGTATAGCTACGAACAATACTACCAAGCTATTCGAAGGTTTTGGCGCTTTGGACAAACTAAGCCAGTAAATGTAGATTTGATTTTATCGGACGGGCAAATTAAAATAATGGAAAGCCTAACGGTAAAAAAAGATAAGGCTATTCAAATGTTTGAAAACCTAATTAAGCAAACGAACGAAACCTTTGTAATTACTAAAAAGACATTCGACAAAGAAATAATTTTTCCAAACTTCATAAACTAAACACAATGGTAAAACAACAAAAAGTAACCGACGAGTACGCTATTTATAATAGTGATTGCATGTATGTAATTTCTCAAATGCCTGAGAATAGTATCGATTTCTCGGTATATTCTCCACCGTTTGCAGGGCTTTACAATTACAGCTCACACGAAAACGACTTTAGTAATTGCGAAACTAAAGAGCAATTTTTAGAGCAATACGAATTTTTAATTAAAGAAATGGCACGAGTTACAAAAGCTGGTAGGATTAACGCGGTACACGTTACCGATGTGCATACCCACACGGGTAGGCTTTGGGACTTTTCAGGCGAAGTAATACGCCTACATGAAAAATACGGCATGCAATACCACAACCGCATAACAATTTGGAAAGAGCCTTTAAAAGTTCGTATGCGTACAATGGTACAAAGCCTAATGCACAAATTTATAGTAGAGGATGCGACGCGATGTTTCACCGCAATGCCTGACTATGTGTTGATTTTTAAAAAGGGAGGCGAAACAGAAGTACCAGTTCAACATCCGAACGGATTAAATGACTTTGAATATTTTGGAGAAAACCCGTTTTTAAAAGCGCATGAAGAAACTTACGGTAATTACTCAGACTTTAGAAAAAAGTGGGCAAAGTTTAACGGCGACCACCGCGAAAACAAGTTATCGCATTTAACATGGCAGCGTTATGCCTCGAGCGTTTGGGACGATGTTAGAATCGATAACGTACTAAAATTTAAAGATAGCCGCGAAGAAGACGACGAAAAGCACGTACACCCTTTGCAGCTCGATGTAATTGACCGTTTGGTATATCTTTACACTAACCCTAACGAAACTGTTTTAACGCCTTTTATGGGTGTAGGAAGCGAAGTTTATAGCCCTGTTTCAATGGGTAGAAAAGCGATAGGTATCGAGCTAAAGGATAGTTATTTTAAACAGGCTGTAATTAATCTAAAAGAGGTAAGCAGCCGATTCGAAAAGTTTGAGCAACCCGAATTATTTTAGTAACTTTAAGCGTTCAGAGGTCGAAGCCTGAATGTAGTTTAAAAAATCTTGAAGCCCTTTGATGGCTGCGAGGCAAGGTTTAACAACCGAGCCGCTTCGACCGCAGCCGCCAAAGGGCGTTTTTTATCAATATGGATAAAAGAGATACTTGTATATTTTACCGCTCGATGTATGAAGCTATAAAAGAGCTTCCCGAAGGTGCAAGGCTTGAGCTATACGATGCGATTTTTCTTTATTCACTCGATTTTAAGCTACCCGAGTTAAGCGGTTTGGCAAAGGCTTTGTTTATTGCTTTTGAGCCTGTTTTAACTAAAGGAAATACAAATTACATAAACGGAAGTAAACCGAAATCGAAGCGAATCGAAAGCGAAACCGAAGCGAAACCGAAGCGAATTAAAAGCGAAACTGAAGCCTATAAGGATAAGGATAAGGATAAAGAGAAGGATAAAAATAAAGATAACGCTAACGCTAACTTTAAAAAGTGGAGCGAGCAAGATTTGATTGAAGCTATGACACCTTACAAGGATAGATACCCTAAAGAGCTTTTAAACGCTTTTTTTAACTATTGGACTGAGCCGCTCGCAAACGGTAAAATACGTTTGACCTCTCAAGACGCTTGGGATACTGGGAGAAGGTTAGTAACATGGAATAAACGCGACACCGATAAACAACCTAAAACCTCAACAGTAACACGCGCCTCGATGGGGCTAAAGATGCAATGACAAAAATATTTTTAAAATAATTTAGAAAAAGTTTGCAGAATCAAAAAAGAGTTGTATGTTTGCTGCATCAAACTCTTAAACATTTACACAATGACAACTTCAATTTTAACTACAAAACTTCGCAACGGTGTAACAGTATTAGCAAAAGCTGATAGGTATGGCATAAACGCCGTAGGTTACTCAAACCTAACACAAGCTAACGCACGCCAAATTAAACTTTCTTTAGAGGGTATTGATTGCTCAGTATATCGCACACCATGTAATATGTCGGTAACCTACATTAAAATAAATAACTAATCAAAACGGGCGGTTAACAGCCGCCCAACTTTTAAACCTTTAAACACTCAAAATATGCTTTACGTTAGAACACCATTACACGGAAATGAATACAAGGTATGCGACGAAATTACCGACGAAGTAGTCGCAGTATTCTTTAACCAACAAGACGCTATCGATTACGTCAACTGGAAAACAAATAGGCAAGAAATATTTTAGGCGGCTAAACACCGCCCAACTTTTACCGCATGAAACCACTACCAAAAATCGAACAGGCTTTAATATTCCTTTGCCTAAACGCGGACGAAAATTATAAAGAGATAATGCCGCAACTCGGCGAACATCTGTTTCAAGATGCCACCGCGCTAAGTTGTTTCAAGCTCATTAAGACAATTATAAAAGACGAAAAGCAACCGACGCTCCTAACCATTGCTCAATACAACAAAACCGAAAAAAGCCTAACGCCTCAAAACATTTCAGAGCTTGCAAGTTGGGGCAATGAGTTATCGTATAACGAACCCGTTAACGATTACATCGCAATTCTAAAAGACGAACATATTAAGCGTTCTGTAAGCGCAATACTAACCGAACAAGCGTTAGGTATTGGAACGATGCGAAGCGGCGTTGAAACGGCAACCGAAATAATAAAACGCCTTAACTCTTTAATCGAGGACGGTAGCCCGACGGATAACATTATAAACATGGCTCAGTTATCCGACGAAGAAAGGCAAGCATATTACCGCCGCGCCGCGTTGTATCAGTCAGGTCAAACGAGCGGCTTAAACACGGGCTTAAGCGCCTTAAATCGTTTTACGGGTGGATTTCACCCCGAGCTTATAATCTTAGCGGGTCGCCCCTCGATGGGTAAAACCGCCCTCGCACTATTTCACGCGGTGCAATTTGGCGAAGCGGGTGTTTATTTCAACCTCGAAATGAATCGCAGCCAGTTAGCGCAGCGCCTTATTTTGCAGCACGGCGAAAGCCTAATTAACAGCGCACGCCTTCGCGATGGTAACCTAACGCAACCTGAGTTACACGCGTTCGAACAATCGATAGGTAAAACCGAAAAGCTACCCATTTTAATTTACGATAAGGCACGATGCGGCGTACATGAAGCCGTTAGGATATTGCGCCGAGAGGTGCGTAAAAATCGTTGTAAGTGGGCAATAATCGATTATTTGCAGTTAATGACGATAGAGGGTTTTAAAGGCGGTAATCGCGAGGCTGAGGTAGCTGAGATAAGCCGAACGTTAAAAGCTGCGCAAAAGGAACTAAACATACCGATTATCGCACTTGCGCAGTTGAGTAGGCAAGTAGAACAACGAGCCGACAAACGACCGATACTTTCAGACCTTCGCGAGTCGGGTAGCATTGAACAGGATGCCGATACCGTGATGTTCGTTTGGCGACCTTCATACTACGCGCTTACTGAAGATAACGGCACGCCATACACTAACGACGTTTTTTACTTATTCGAAAAGCATCGGCAAGGCTCGACGGGTGAGGTGCGATTTAAGCATAATGAAACGTTAACGCATTTTAGCGATAATGGCGGCAATACTGGCAGCACCTTTTTACCAGTTAAGGAAACCGCAATATTACCTAACGAAACATTTGATTTTACGCCGTTTTAATGACAACCGAGGAACGAATAATCGATTACATGACAAACTACGAACCCGAGCAAGGCGAATTTAAAGAGGGCGTTACGCATTACACCGACACTATTAAAACGCATCGAAGCTATGCAGCGCAATTAATGAGCGCGCCACGCACCTCGATAGCCTACCGATTGTATTTAAACCGCTCGCTCGAATGGTTGAAGCTGCTAAAAAAACACGGTATAAATTTGCAAAACATAATCAAAAAATGACTATATTTGCAGCAATGGAAGCAACACCGAAACCGATTTCAAAGCGTGGCGGTCGCCGTGAAGGCGCTGGTAGGTCGAAGCAATACGGCGAACAAACCGCGACGTTATGCTTTAGAGTTCCGCAAACGCACCGCGAAAAGATTACCTCAATGGTTCGCGCATACCTCGAAGGCTTAAAGCTCGAATACAAATCAAAGAAACACGACCCCGAGTATGGATGCTAAATTGTTAACCATACCGTGTGCGATTGAATCGGTAGCCACGCGCCGCGATAAAACGATTAAAGTAACAATCGGAACGCAGGAACTAACGCCCGAGCAAACCAGCGCGCTGTTTAACCAGTGGATGGGAGGCGTAGGCGTTATGGCGTTTAAGGGCGAACAATTCAATTACAACGACGAACAGCTACTCAAT